AATACTCATAACTTTTTTATCTTTATCCCAAGCTTTAAATTTCAACATCATACTAGCAACTCCCCATCTTTCCAGATTAACGTCATAGTTAGGTCGTCGTTTAAGATATAGTATGCTTTAGTAGGAAAAAAATTGTCGTCTTCAAAACGTTCGTTCAAACTGATACCTTTGTGTAATAAGGATTTATAGACTCCTTCTTGAATCTCATATACCTCTAACAACCTATCAAACTTAGTCTCTTCCGTTACTTCTTTTTCAATATCAACTATGAAGGGGATATCAATTGGAATAAAACTTGACGTCGAACACTTATTTGTATTTGGATGAAAACGAACGAATCCATCACTAAATCCTGTTGAAAAAAATATTTTTCCTTGTGATAGATCCGGATTTTCTCGCGCCCACTTAATTAATTCATCTAGTCTCATTTCTTTTTTTACTTTGATTTTCATTTTTACATCTCCTTAAAATAAAGTTAGTTGCTTCTGTTCCTCATATTCCAAACCATGTTGCTTTATATATATTTCGAGCTCTTCCGCTGTATCAAATGTCTTTTTCACGCCTTGCCAACCTGGTACGATATGCCCATGAAAGTAATAAGTGCCGTTTACTACATGGATATGAGCCACTCGCTCGTTATCCTGATACAGATATCTCTTAGAGCCGAAAAAATGTTTTAAGTATTCTTTACGTCCGCTATCTGTCATGGTCATCACTCCCACAAGTCAAATACTCTATCGACGTAAAACTTCGCCTTTGCTAAATCCTCATGACCATTCTTTAACGGTGCTCTAGACAAGTATTTAATTGCATTACCTATTGCGAATGCTAATTGTGGTGGGTACTGTGCCGTAACCTGTTCGATAAAATCTATAATTTCAATGTCGCCGTATGTGTAGTGCGCTGGTTGCTTAACATTGTCTTGCGCTTCGTCCATATCTACTTTTCTGTTACTGATTACGCTCATTATGCTTCACTCCATTTCTTGAACATTTGGTTATAAGTGACATCGAACCAGTACGGATCACGTGAATGTTTTTGAGGTACATTAAACAAATGTGGCTTCTTCTTACGTAGCTCAGCCTCTTTCTTTCGCTCTCTTTCCAATTCACGTTCGAGTCTCGCTTGTTTAATCTTTTCCATTTGTTTCATTTCTCTATATTCTTTTAGATGCATGCCATAAGGCGCGTCTAAAGCTTCTGAAAACTCCCAACAACCTCTTACACGTTTAGAAACAATTCCAGCATTTATCCCACGCTTTGCCATTATTTCTTTTTTCAAAATTGTTAAATTTATATGGTTTATTATTAATGATTACAACACTGCCCATTTATTCCACCTCTACATTTACATTTCTAATTTTTAAATTGTCATACTCTAGTATTTCGTCTGGATTGTTATATAAGTAATCTGCCAACACTTCTTTTTCTTTATCCACATCATCGAAATGATGATATTCAACTTCTGTAGGTATTCTTATATCAATCGTTGCATTTATATATGCTTGTTGTTGCATTAAATCACTTCATTTTTCTTTTTCTTTTACGTCTGACTTTCACTAAGTCCTCATATACCATCCATTCTTGACCTGTGTATTTAGGCGCTTTACATATCCACGTTAAATTCACATCTCTATACTGATATCTGAATATCTTCGCTTTGATGTTGGCAACTTCAGTCGCCTTACCTTTAACGTCTACAACTTCAACCAGTTTCCCTTCCTTCCACAAAGAGAAATCAGCTATATACGTAATCGGTCTTTGTTTCCCAAATTTAGGTTGTAGTTCGAATTTCGGTTGTATTTCGATACGATCATAGTTAGTGCCATTCATATTACTTTCTAAATATTGGTAATATTCACACTCTACTTTGCTATCAAATACAATTCCTTTGTACTCAACTTTCTTAGCGTTGTATTTACTCATCGTCCACCTCTAAATATCAAATATCGTTGCTTGTAAACCTAGCTCTTGCTCATATAGAAGTCCGTGAGCGCCTTTAAATCGTTTTAGGTCACTATCAGTCATAATTTTCTTTTCGTCGCTGAAATGGGCTCCTGTGAGCGAATAAACTTCATTCTCATTCTCTTTATACTTGATGACCTTAATATCTTCTGTGCCATCTTCTCGGTATAAGTAATATTTTTCTTTCGGCATTTTTAACACTCCTTAATATTCGACGATAGCGGGGCGTGTATGACGTTCTGCAAGTTTTTGGATAAATAGGTCATATAACTTATTTTCATCGCCCTGTGCCTCGTCTATGAGTTTCTGAGCGTACATATCTGAACACTCAAGTTTAATTTTCAAAAATTCTTTGGTTACCATGCGTCTCGCTCCCTGAAATCGTCTCCGATTACTCTTACTTTTCTTGCATTGTGTTTCATTCTTGAATTGATACGTTGCCAGTTCATATTTTGATTTAGTTCTTTATCACTAAAGTTAGTTGTAAAGATGTTGTTTTTACCTACTCTGTTATCAACAATGCTGAAAAGTTTATTTAAAGTGTGCTCTGTGTTTTCTACACCCATATCATCTAGTACAAGTAAATCAATATCACTTAGCAATCTGACTAGCTCGTCTGTAGTCTCTACTGCATTTTTGTTGTATGTCGCTTTGATACGATCCATCAACATTGGTATGTGCATAAAAGCAACCGTATGCCCTTTAGCTTTAACTGCTTTTGCGATAGCGTATGCTAGGTGGCTTTTACCAGTTCCGTATGAACCTTGCAATATTAATGATTTTGGCTCTTTTGTAGAGAAGCCTTGAACGTACTCTATTGCTGTTTGTTTAGCGTGTACTTGTTTTTCATTTTGTGGCTTGTAGTTTTTGACTGTTGCATCTCTTAAAGACGGATTAACGTTTGATTGATTGAATATGTTGTTTATCTTCCGTTGCTTGTTTCGCTTATATTCCTCATAGATTTCACATTTGCAACCGTCTTTATACTCGTAACCATTCGGGTGTTTTTTAGTAGGAGCAAACTTATATAAGTCGTATTCACTTCCACATCTCTCACATTTCAATCCTTTTTCGACATGAGTAGGTTGATATTTTTTCAAGCTTTCGTTTATCTTTTCGCTGAATAGTGGTTTCATAATATCCCCCTAATCCCAATAACTTTCGTCGTACTTCATGCGTTCCAATTGATTCGTGCCAGTTGGTTGTATTTTTTGATTGAGGTACCCCTCAAATTTACTGCCAAAAAGTGTTTCTGGTCTAAGGTATTTATCGCTATCCGTGTTTAACCATTCAGCTGTTTTGATATCAATCACCTTTTTAAAATCCTCCAACCTAAAATCTTGATTCCATCTTGCTTTAATAAAATCTTTTGTTTTAGCTGTATTATGTTTAAAATGCTTTCCTGCTTTTTTATTTAAGTATTCGATAATTTCTTTATAGGGAATGGAAGACACCGTCGGGTTGCCCGACAATATACTTCCTTCATTATTAGTATTGTTATTATTAGTTAAATCATTATTAGTACTATTATTATTAGTAGTATGCGATTTACCATTAACGGTTTTTCCATTGTTGGTTTTACCGTTAACGGTTTTTCCAACGTTGGAAAATCGAATGTGGTGCGGTTGCTCATATACTAAGTACTCATAACCATTTAACCTACCACTTTTATCACGTTTTCTACTACGTTGAATGTATCCAATTTCTTCCAGTTCCTTGATTCCACTCTTTAAACCGCTAAGTCCATCAGTTGAATGTTGCTCTAGTTCTGTTTCGTAAATTTGCCAGTTATCAGGTCGACTTAACAAATAAAGTAGAATACCTTTAGCCTTCCAACTTATATTAGAATCATGTATAAAATCTTTGTGTACTGTGACAAAGTTACCTGATTCTTTGTAAACTCTAAATGTTGCCATTTCGTTATCTCCTTTCTGGTATAATTTTGTTATCGCTACTGCGTTAGATTGGGGGTGAATAAAATATGGAAAAACCTTATATGTTAACATATGATTTAAACTCACCCGGACAAAAATATGAGGAATTGAGAAATGTTATAAAAAAGGAAATTTCTAATGGTCATTGCAATTATTGGAAATCTTCATTTTTATTCCGTTCTTCTTTATCAACTTCAGAAATGATAGAAAAGTTGAAACCTTATCTCGATTCTGGAGATAAGCTGTTTGTTACAGAAATAGTCAATAACAAACAAGGGTGGTTAACAAAAGAACAATGGGATTTTATCAACCATAATATTTTTATTTAGGTTCTTTTATTGAATCTTTTGTTATATCAGGAAAACCTTTAGAATCCTCAGGGGTAAATTTTTTAATTTTTTTAGCGCTTCTAATCTCTTCCGCCAAGATGACGATTAGGAGTGCTATTTTTATTATTCTTAGTCTATTCATTCCTTTTTCTCTCCTTTCAGCATTTTATTGAGCCTCTCATCAACTTTTATCCACGAGTCATGCAAGTGGTATTTATCATTAAACGACTTAACGCCAATCGCATGTTGCTCGTTATGATGTTCGCGACATAACGCTAATACATGTTTGTCATAGTGATTCATCTTATTTCTGTTCATGCCTCTGCCAACTGCTTCATAATGTGCTAGGTCAGCGTGAGGCTTTCCGCATATTACACAGTTGCGGTTAACAGTTGACCAGTATAAGAATGATTTATCTTGTTTCAGCAAGTCGCTTGTTTTATAACTAAGCGGTATGTCGTTGTGAAATATCCAATCGAGTGTTACCTCGATAATTTGATTCGCTTGCATCCGTGTACAGTCACTTAACGAAATACTCTTGTCATAGTCATACAGAACCGTTACATATTCTTGGAACAAATACCTCATATAGTCACGTGGTTGGCCTGTGTGGCTCTCTATGTCGTTACAGAGCGCAAATATTTTTCTTCGTTGCTTGTCTGTTATTTTGAATGGGTCTTCGATTCGCAAATCACATTCGACTTCGTAGCCGTTATCAAGTAATAATGTTTCTTTGTCTCCTAGCTCGGCACCCTCGATAACGACTGTTGTTGTGCCGTCATCTTGAGTGATATAGTTTTTGATTTGAGCCATTTAATCACGTCCTAGAAAGGTAAATCATCGTCAGAGATTTCTATAGGACCATTAGCATTAGCAAATGGATTATTTGATTGCTGTCTATTCTGTGGTGCGTTATATGAATTATGCTGTTGTTGGTTGTTAGATTGACCGTTGTTTTTACGTTCAACGAAAGTTATATTGTTGACTGCGATGTCTGTAGTAAACACTTTCTGTCCTTGATTATTTTCATAACTACCGGTTTGTATTGAACCAGTAACGCCAATTTTATTACCTTTATTAAAGTTATTAGCGATGATTTCAGCAGTCTTACCAAATGCAACACAACGAATGAAGTCTGTTTCATATTCGTTAGTTTGTTTGTTTTTGAATGGTCTCTGTACTGCGATTACAAAGTTAACTACGTTGTTGTTTTGACCTTTTAACTCTGGATCTGCCACTAGGTTCCCAATTAAATTTACTGTATTCATTGTTCAATTCCTCCAAGCCATTTTTTTATCTGTTGTCTGGTTACATTGATTTGGTTTTTATTCAGTGCTTCGACGTTCATTTTTTCTAATTTGTTAATTTGTTCCTGGTATTTTTCCGCGAATCCACTTTCTTTAGCTATGGCTATAAAATCATTAACTTCTTTAGTTAGTATGTCTTTAAATTCTTGACTTACTGTTGAATATTTATCTTGTTTTTGTTTTGCGTCTGCGTCATCTTCATCAGTTGGAATGTTAAAGAACTTCATTAAGAAATAGCGTTCAGCATAAGTTAACGCTGTGCCATGTGCTTGTGAAATATCATTTTGTTGACCGTAAGCGTGATAACTTACTTCATACTGTTCTTCTGGTTTATCAGCATTAATCCATGTATAATTCAAATCCATTTCAACTATGAATTCTGTCACTTCTTGACCTTTTTTGTTTTTAAAAGTATGTGTCGTCCAATTTTCATTTGACGTATTGGGGACTAACAATAAATTATGTTCAATCATCTTTTCTCTTATTCTGTGTAATATTTGAGATCCTGAAACATACGAGAAGTTATAACCCTTAGTATCTTTTGTGAAGCCCGCAATATTCGCTTTAACATCTGCTATTTTTTGGTACAAATTAAGTTGTTCGGCCATCTATTCTCCCACCTTTACCGTGTATGACGTTGGTTTCTCAACAATGCTAGCACCCTCTAAAACTTCGCCGTTTGCGTCAATTAAAGTGCCGTTTTCAGTTACATTGAAATCTTTCTTAATGTCTGATTGGCTAAGTTTTTTAGTTACCTTTACATAGTTGTCAAAACCTCGTTGCTCAAGTTGTTTAATAACTTCTTGCTCATTGCTAACTTGAATGACTTTTGAACCTTTTCTGGCTGTCACTTTTCCGTAAGGTGTATTCAACTTGAATTTGCTATCTTGTTCTTTTTGTATTCTGAAATATTCAATTACAAGGCTTTGTAAATATTCTTTGCCACTCTGTAATTTTTCTACTTCTTTATCTTTCCATTCGTTTATGCGTTCAATTTCTTTATTTGCTAACTCGTTGATTTCATTCTCTTTAGTTGTGATTGCATCTAGTTTCTTAAAGGCCCAGTTAGCACTGTCTAAGTCTGTTACTTTGAATCGGTCGTCTTGTTCAAATGTTTCTAGTTCTCTCTCTTGTAATTCATTCACTTTTCATGCCTCCTACCATTTCATGACTAAGTTAATTAGTCTGTCCTGTTCGTCTGTGTTCTCTTCAATCCATTCATCTATCGCTTGGTTGAATAAGTCTGATGCCATATCTAAGTCATTCTCATCTACGACATAAGCATGTTTAATTGGTACGTTGTTCATATCTTTAACTTGTATTGATATGCCTATATGACCTTTTAAAATGAATAGCTTAAAATCGAATCCGTTAACATGAATATTTTTGCGTATGATTTCGCCTATTTCGTAATACATCTTGACTTCCTCCTTTTTTCGTTTTATATTGAACACGAATTAATTTTGTTAATCGTTTGTCACTGTTACTTGTTGGCGCAAGTAGCAGTTTTTTTATTCTCCATAAAAGTATTCCTTATAAAATATGAATGTCGCTATACTTGCGAATCCCGCGATTGACCATGCTGTAGTGAAGTACAGCAATGGCATAAGCACAATTGCTAAGACTGTGAAGCATAGTACTGCTACTAGGTAGCTTTTATAAATGTTACTCATTTTCTTTTTTCTCCTCTTTGGTTGTTTCATCGTTTATCAAACCTTGCATTTCCATTAATTTTTGAGGTATACCAGCTTTTAACTGGATTTCGTATAACATTTGTTGAATGTGTGGTGGCACTTCTACCATTCCTTTCGTGTATATTTTAGTTATCTCCTAGTGAAAGGAGGTGATAAGTATGGAATTTAATGATTTTCAAAATTTCTTTGGTGAACTTAGTAATCAAGCCGAAAAAGAATTCGGTGGTGACAGTGACTTTTTTAGAGATAGAATAAATAAGTTGAAAGAAGATGCTCCTGAAAACGTATCTTACGAAATTATTTATTCAATAGCTTTATACGAAAGCTTAAAAGCTCAACAAGATATGAAAATTTTGAATACAGTTAAATATCTTTTAGATCGTGACTAGCAATATCCAACAATGATTTGCTCTGAGCATTATTAATTTTTGGATAATCAAAATTTCTAAGTTTAAATCTTGTGTTTTTCTCAATCTTTACAACCTTCCACGTCACAACTGCCATTGTGATGAGGAGGGTTGTTTTGTATAGTGTGTTCATTGATAATTCCTCCTATTAAGATTTTTATTTTTCTCCTAAAAACTTATTAACAAAGTATTGTTGTCCTTTGCCTGTTACTTTTGGCGTCTTACTAATTGATGTGTGACCGTCCGAATGTGTGATTGATGTTTCTTTAATTTCGAATAACTCACGTTCCATTGAATACTGTGTAGGCATGTTATAATCCACACCCTTGCGTTTAATAAGGAATCCGTTTTGACGTAACCACTCAAACAATCTGCGTTGCCCGATGTTTATACCGTTTTGTTTAATGATCTTTGCTAACTCTCCAACTAAAATTGATGTCTTAGTAGTAGCTACTGCATCTGCAAATACAATTTTTGGTTTATCACGTTCAATCTTTGTTTCTAATTGATTGATTGTGTTGTTAGCAATTTTTAAAGCACGTTGCATAATCATTTCTGG